AAATGGATCGCAGGTGCAGAAGTTCAAGTAGCACCACAAGAAACAGAAATAAGTAGTTATGTAATAGGTGGTACCAAGCAGGACGTAGACTCAAACACCTTTAAAGGGTTTAGTCTGTAGTATTCAATTAAAGGAAATTTCAATGAAAGTAATCGCAGGATTATTACTCGCCATCGCTGCAGCACTCACAGTTAAGGCAGTTAATGATCAAATCACAGACTCAGTAACACAATCTGTCAACAGTCAAATCACAGATGCAGTAACACAAGCAGTAAATCCCAACATCGAGCAGTCAGATCAGATTAACGGTAAGCCATTACCAAACAAACCTAGCAAAACTATGTTTGAATCTAGATTGATTACTCAAGACGTATTAGATGCACGTGGTAAACCAACAGGCTGGGTAGTTGTAACATCACGCAGTGTGCGTGACCAAGGCACACGCAGTCCCATACATGTACATCCACATGGTGGACAGACTTGTGTGGTATCCGGCGAGATGAGTTTATACCTAGATGGTGAGCCAAAAGTGCAAACAGCAGGCCCTGGTGATTGCTACTGGATGCCAGCAGGACGCAGAATGAGTGGTGTTAACTCTGCAGACAGCCGTACTATCATGATTGATACATTTGTTGTACCTCGCGGTGAGCAAGTATGGATCGTGGTTGAGCCTGGCATGAAAGATGCACAGGATCAGTTTGATAAATTATTTCACACAGGACACTAAAATGAAATTCTTATTTTTTAGAGCAGACTGGTGCGATCCTTGTAATCGTATGGCACCATCAATTGAAACCACATTTGAGAACGAGGGTGTTAAAAGTCGTTACACATTGGAACGCATCAACGTTGATGAGAATCCGGAACTTGCTTTTAAAATGAAAATTAATGCAGTTCCCACCTGTGTCATTGTGGACGACAACGGCAAGGAAAGATCTCGTCGTGTTGGTGCTATGCCTCAGCGTAAAATAATGGAGTGGATGGAAGATGACTCTTATTCACTACTACTATTAGCGTTGAAAGCACCTGCGGCTTGGTTAAAATCAACAATAGTAGAAAAATGTAAGTTATAATTAAGGAGAAAAACATGTTAAAAAAAGTTAAACAAATACTAGGACTAACACAAAATGACCCAACAATTGGTTCAATTGAACTATGGGCTGGTCACATGATACCAAGATGCTTTGCACCTTGCCAAGGTCAGAAAATGACAATCAAAGGCAACGAAGCATTGTTTTCTGTAATTGGTACAACCTACGGCGGCGATGGTATCAATAACTTTGCATTGCCAGACTACCGTCCACGTGATGCCAAAGGTAACCCATTGTCATGGGACAAGGCCGACACCCCCATGGTACTAATCTGCATCTACGGTATCTATCCAAGCTGGGCCTATTAATGTTAACAGTATACTCTAAAAATAATTGTCCGTTTTGCGTCAAAGCAAAACATTTATTAGAGACAAAAGGTATTGCGTACACTGAAGTAAAAATTGACGAAACTCCTGACGCTCGGGAGTTCGTTGTTGCTGAAGGACACCGCACAGTACCACAGATTTATAAAGATGGCAAGTTGTTGGTTGAAGGTGGTTACCAGGGACTAGCAAAACAAGACGAAGAATTTTTCACTCAATTAAAAGGTTAAAATGTTAATTTCAAAAAACAAGTATGATGCAGGCGATATCATTGCTTTCAAATTAGTCAACGGTGACGAAGTTGTAGCACGACTAGAAAGCGAATCAGAAACACACTTTGTGCTAGAACGCCCTTGCACAGTAGTTCCCAGTCAGCAGGGTCTAGGTCTAATTCAAAGTTTGTTTAGTGCCGACCAAAATTCAGTCATAAGTATTAGTAAGCAGCATGTTCTCATGCACAGTCCTGTGATTGAACAAATGAAGAATCATTATATTCAAACTACCACAGGAATACAGCCAGTAACCAAAGGTGGGATAATAACCTAATGCCAGCAATCGCAAGACATGGTGATACTAACGAAGAAGGCGGAACAATAGTTTCGGGTGCCAGCACAGTTACAGTCAACGGACAGCTGGTGGCACAAGTTGGAAATCTTGTTGAACCACATTACCCTGGTGGAGTACCACACGAAACGGCCACTATCACTGATGGTAGTAGCACAGTAAAAGCCGACGGTGTTCTTGTTGCCTTTGTAGGTAGCGGTAACAGTTGTGGGCATTCTATAGTTGCTGGCAGCTCGGATGTAATAGTAGGTTAACGAATGCCAAGTTCAGCACAAACAATCGCAGCATCAGGTATGGTGAATGGCCAAGGTACAGCGCCTAGCCAAGACATGAATGCCGAGTTTAGTAAAAATAACTCCAAGCCAATCATTACTGTTATCAATCAGATATACAGTGGTACTAGTTCTAATACCGCATCAAACGTAGTTAACCTGCATACTACTATTCTAAAACTACCAAAGTGGGCAACAGGTCGTGACAGTACAGGATGGAAAAGTGTTAGTGCTCAAGCGAGTGCGTCGGCCAGCAAGGTTGTGGGCACTCCGGGAGATCCAGCGGCAACAAGATCTCTTGCAGCCACAATAGGACAAGGTGCCAGTTATGGTTCAGCCGCAATGCCATGGCATGCCGCAATACAACAATACCAAGGTAAAAAGTTTGACGATCTAGGCGTACAAAATAAAAGTTATTCAGACATAGGCAGTGGCGGTATGGCTGGTCACTTCGGCGCATTGAAAGGTGCTCCAGGTGGACAACAAGCAGCCATGCAAGACATGGGTGCCTTTATAACCACTATGGGTAATGGTATTGATGTTGCAAAATTAAATGACATGTTTGGTCCTGCAGCATTTGTGATAAGGATGCGTAAGTTTGGTATGGGTTCTGTAGGTGACCTTGATAATAACCTAGCATCACTAAAGATTTTTACTGAGGCAGATGTCAAGAAAGCTGATTATAAAATAATTAGACGTACACTGGATCTAGTTAACAATCCCAGCGACGTTGAAAAAGTTATCAAAGTGATGGAAATTAAAATTCCAAAAGGTGTTACTATCAAAAACTTGGGAGACTTGGTTGACAGTAACAAAATGCTGCCGCCAGGCCTACGTGCAATGGCACCAAACGGTGACATGCGAGCATTAAATGGTCCAATGGGTAACATGGGTGGCAATTATAAAGATGCTACCTCACTAGGCAAGTTTATAGGACAAACAGAAATACCTTCCTATCCTCAACTAGATGCACAGAAAACACCAATAACGGAAGCACAAATTGCAGCATTGGCACCAACAATTGGTTTTGGTGCTATATCTGCGCCCAGCATCGACGGAATTGCACCTCCGCCATTAGGTACAGGTCCTATTGGTAATCCTACATTAACTGACATCATGGGCTCGGCTAGTGGTAAAGGGTTTACTGATAACTATAAAAAAATCAATGCAGCACATGATTCTATAATGAATAGTCAAGTTGGACAAGATTTATACAATAAATTAAAGTTAATTTATGAAACTGACAAGACTCCGCCGTACAATGTTTCACAAGGTGAGGTTATTGAATTAGATAGCATTGTTACAGCATTTAATCGAGCAGTGAAAGATGATCCTCAAATCAAGGCAGCACAATCTGCCATGGCTGCAAGTATTTTCCAGGGCGTTAGAGAGTCAAGTTTGCAAAGCAAAGCCGGTATGGATATTAATAATCCACCCTCTGTTGCTTCACCAAACGGAGTTTTGGGCATGGCAGCAAACTTGCCCAAGTATGGAGTAGACAAACAGCAGATGGGATTCCGTGATACCTTTACCGGTATTGCTGACAAAAATTCCATCTACGGTGAAGCACTTTTGGTGTCACTTTTAGAGGGACGCAACCAGAGCAGAATGAGTTCGGTGGGCATGCGTGACAACATCACAGCCGACCCAGCTGCAATTTTGGGAGCCAAGATTTTGGACAATTCCAAGAAAGATTTGACTCCTCAGCAACTTGAAAACATAACCGACTATGCTCGGAAGCAAGGCAAGGACCCGGCTCAAGCCATCAGTAACTCAAAATTGTTCGGTTACCAAAACAGTTTTTACGTTTCAAAAGGCTATCCCGCAGCCTGATGATTTTCAAAATTTCTGGTCATTATAGTACCAGATAACTTGATTTTTTCTGAAAAAACCTTTATAATGTACTCAGTTAATGGGTTATAGTAGTGCTTTTCTCTTAAAAAATCAAATTATATAAAACTACAACCTTAATAAGGAGGAAGTATGATGAAAGAATATATACCCGGAATGGTCAAGTTTGCAATCGTGATCATAGGTATGTGGTTAGCGACACTGGGCCTGGTAGCAGTTACCAAAGCCAAGTTCAATGACCTTCGACAAGAGCAGGCCATGCTCGAAAATGTAAAAGTGGTCTCAGCCGATGACCGCGAAAAACAACTTCGTTGCCTGACTCAGAACATCTACTGGGAAGCTGCCGGCGAACCGTTTGAAGGAAAAGTGGCCGTGGCTCAAGTTACACTCAATCGCGTCACCAGCGGTCAATTCCCTAGTGATGTATGTGGTGTGGTATATCAGAAAAATGTATTCTACTCTCGAGTAGTTTGTCAGTTTTCCTGGGCCTGCGAAGGCAACCACAAAGTAAAACCTATCCATGCTCCACTCTATCGTGAAAGCGAAGAAGTGGCCAAGAAGGTTCTATTAGAAGGTTTCCGCTTACCTAGTTTGAAAACAGCATTGTATTATCACGCCGACTACGTGAAGCCAGGTTGGGGCAAAACTCCAATCACTAAAATTGGTCATCACATCTTCTATTAATTCAACTTTACCCAAAAGGCAAAAATGAAAACTAAAATTGATTTTGATGAAATCAGAGAGCATGTAACAGAATTCTTCGTTACACACTTTTCAGCAATATCAGCAGAGACATTAGGATGGCTGGCAGCAATTTGTTTACACGCTGCCACCATTCCAACTCTGTTAGCATTACTAACTGGACTTACAGATAACACACCCAGTGTGGACATTGTCATGTTCATGTGGTTGGGCTTGGTTATGTTGTTTGGTCGTGCAGTTATTCTTCGAGACCTACTCAACATTGTAACCATCGCGTTAGGATTCGTAATTCAAGCAGTTTTGATGGCATTAATCCTGTTCCAATAATCTTTCGAGTAAATACTGTAACAACAGGAGGCAGCGATGTCCAAGCAAATTGAAATAGAGATCGAAGAAGCGTTGGCAGAAGAAAATGAAATTGGGGACGAAGATTATGGATTTATATTTGACAAAGATGGCAACGTCAAATATGTGTTTGTCCCAGATCACTTGCCGTTCAAGCCTCCCAAAACTATAGCCCGGGTCATGAAGATTCTGGGTGTTACAGATCTAAGCCAATTCCAAGACGACGTATCCATACATTAGCAATTTTGCAACAAAATGGATCCTTTGTACGTTTTTCTGGTTGACTCAAAAGGACGTTTTGTGTATAATATAGGTATGAATAAAGATATCGTATTTTACCTAAAATGGCTTGCAACTTTAGTAACAATCGTTGGGGCGATTTGCACTTCTGTTAACATGTACCCCTTGGGTCCAGCCCTGCTTAATTTGGGTGCATTTTTATGGCTCATCGTAGCCATAAAATGGCGCGAGTGGAGCTTGATTGTTATAAATGCAACTCTGCTCTTGATCTACACAGTGGGACTTGTTGTTAAATTAGCAACATAAAATGGTTGACAAAAATGGCCCATTTTGCTATAATGTACTTTTATTAATTAACCGGGAGTAAAACATGCAAAATCAATACAGCGCAGTTTCTGCTTATACTTTAATTAACCCTAACTATGCACCAAGTTTTAACACTATTCCAAATAGTGACCCTATTGAAGCTAATTTAGAAGTTAGCACATTTGCAGAAGCTAAAGCAGTTCTTGATTATATTAAGAATTTGTAATAGTTCAAGCATTACCCCAAACCCGCTGAGGCGGGTTTTCTTTTGGCTCGAGTTCCTGTGGGCTGAAGCTAAATACAACTATGAGCTACACAGCTATTAGTTAAAAAGGTTAAACAACATGTCAACATCACAAATTATTGCAGTTAATGGAGCAGCTCAACAGAGCACTGCTATAGCGAGCACCAAGGCTAGAGTAGCAGCTTCTGTTCCGTTTTACTATGCAGTGGGAAGTGACCCAACAGCAAGCCCAACGTTTGCAAACACACGAATGATTCCAGCTAATGTAATCACCAGCATTAACATGGAAGGACTTGGAAATAAAATTAGTGTGATATTTGCAGGAACTGCAGGCAACGTAAGCATTACTACTGTAGGCACAGTAACAAACCAACCTACATAATTAAACAGGTACAAATATGAATATCGCAGAAATTTTAAGAGGCCTAGCAGACAAGATTGCTAGCATGGAAACAGGCCAAGAGGCTCCCGTGCAGAGCATGGGCCAAGCGCAACTGCAACCAGTAGAAGTAGACAATACAGATCACACAGATGACGCTGTCATGATTGCTCCCTTACAACAAAAGATTGAACTACTAAAGAAATCAGTTGGTGTTCCCAATGCGTTTGACGGTGAAGAAGCAGGTGCACCGGACGAGTTAGCTGTATTAAAGAAAAACGCCGGTGTCGCACCTATTGCTATTCAAGTAGCCGAAGAAGACGAACCTTTTGAAGGATAAGTCTTAAATGACAATTAAAAAGATTTGGGGTTCGCGAGTCCAAGCTGATGGTGACACTTTTGTAGCCGACGATGGCCTAATATTTTACGATGAGAATGATGGTGAACTACGCCTAGGTGACGGAGTCACTCCTGGCGGTGTTGCCATTTCAGTTCGTGCTGATTTGATTACGGCACAGCGATTGCTTCCTGGCGCAGACAACAACAATACCTACGGTCTAGGCGATGAAACACATCGTTGGTATGACCTACACATTGGCGATGGTGGCGTCTACTATAATGGATTTTCTGATCCACAAATAGTTCCTTATCTTCCCGGCGCCATAATAACAGACCTTGTTCCAGCCTACACCACTGCCAACCTAGACCTAGGCAGCGAAACAAATCGTTGGGGCAATGTGTTTATTGGTCCGAACAGTCTTCGTTTACAAGATCAAATTACACTTAATGATGTAGAGATCACAGTTCGCAGTGGTACCTTGTACCTAAACGGTGCACAGAACCTGGCAGT